AGACCTAACCCTCCGAGAGACTGTGGGATGTAGTGAGGAGTGTTCTTGTCCCCATTACCCAAACCAGCCCTTTGCATTTTTTGCAGTATAGCCTTCTGTATCTTGTTGTAAGATTTTGTGAATGACTTCCGTAACGCAGGACGACTTGTTTCTATATTGTCGCCAGCGATCATACTTAACCCCTTCTCACCCCTTGCTTCAATTGTTGTTCTCCACTTAATGTAACTATCCAGATTCATGTCCCTAAGAACCAAATCCTTCAATTGCATCTTGCGTATGAATTCCAACTGTTCAAGTGTGTCCGTGATCTTGGAGTAAATGTTTTTATTATTCACCCCGTATGATTCATCGCCGTCTTTCGCAAATTTGTGCCCAGTGTATGTTGTAGGCAGAACTTTACCCCGTCTCAGCTCGGCTGCGAGAATTTCTAAATCTCGGGTCGTTGAGTGAGCGAGGTCGACTACTGACGAAGCGGTCCCACTCCTTTGCCCTCCTATGAGGAGGCGGGAGTTTATAGCCGACGTTCTCACGAACAGAGTGTTCGGAGGCGCGTGGCCAGCCCTAGTAAAAACTTGTTGGGCGTAGGATCGCTGGGTGAGGACAGATTTTCCCATCTTTGCCAACTTCGAGTAATCGAGTGGCTTGACGGAGAAGTAGAGTTCGCTGTTGATGATTGCGACCCTTTTGTGAGTGTAATTTTTACCCAGAGAAAACTTTAGACCACATTGTTTAGTGACCTCTTTCCATGTATCGTAATGTTTTTGTGAATAACACCAAAATAAGATGTCATCCCCATTTACGCACATAGGTAGTTCCTCTAGAACACAGTATTCCTTCTTACCAAGTACTCCGATTTCTCGGAAATACTCCTCATAAGCGACTTTCGTCGCTGCCAGGTTAATCAGGCAGAGGATAGGGAAGGAAGACGGTGAACCCATTAATTGTCCCCACTGTTGTTTATGTAGTGGTCCGTTCTTTGTATATTTTAGCGAATGACCTGTCAAACACTGCTTCAGGACCCATTGGTCCTCGAGCGGTACGCGCAAGCGCTGACAAATCGCCTCATTGGCCACCTCTGATAAAAAAGGGTGGAGTAAATCCGTCGCCGACTCATAGTCTCCAGATACATAGAAAGCCTCTTTGTCATGTAAATTGACGTAGGGGGAGTTTCCGAAAATCTGAGAGAGATAAGCCGACGAGCAGGGTTGCCCAATAAGACGACAGTTTTGCTGTTTTCGCATGACACCATGTATCACCTTTTGCCACCTCCGGGCCAAGTGATATTGGTCACAGTCCCCCTTTGTAATCGTCCTAACCTTGAATGCTTCTAGAAGAGGTACCACTTGTGCTTCGACTGTTAATCGTGCGTATGCGGCCTTCCTCGAGCTATCCTCTGCCTCGGTATAAAGTTCCGGGTCATGAGGGGTTCGAACGTCGGTGACTTTAGTCTTGTATGTACAATAACTATGTAAGTAGCCACCTTGGGGTTCTGGTAACTGGTAATCCTCACCATGAGACCTTAGAAGATCTCCTGCTGCTCCACCTAGTCTACGGCCAGAGTTGACCGATGAGCCTAGG